CCATGGACTGAGCAGAAATATCTTCGCTCTGGTCCTTAAATTCTTCGGGCTCCGGTTGTGTTGCTTCAGACTTAACTTCATTAGAAGCTTCTGCAATCACTTCTTTTATGTTCATTGTCCTTTCCGGGATCTCTTCACTATAAACACATTTGAAAGATGCTCCCGGCCTTTTGGCATCCTTGTCAAGTACTTCGACCTCGGCAGGATCACTTGTAGTATATCTCCCGTTGATTCTCGGTTTTAGGCTTCCACCTCTGAACTGGATCAACTTTCTGTGTCCACCCACCATGATATAAGTATCAAGCTCGATGTAGTGGATTGATTGATAAGTTTTTCTTGTCATGATTATTTGATTTGATTATAGTAAAAGGGAGGTGCCTAAATGGCACCTCCTTATTTAAAAGCTAAGCTTTGGGCTTAATGATTGCGTGAGTATCCGGGTACCTGAGGATAAGTCCGGTAGTTTCCTCGATAACAACTGCATCAACGTTACGCTGACCTGATTCTTTCAGCGAGAGTTTACGTGTTGCCATCGGTTTGAAGGTATGCTTCTCAATATAATTGAGGTCAAGAACAACACCTTTTTCGCTCCATCCGGCAAGTGCAAGCATCGGGTGACGTTTGAACAGGAGAATCCCGTGGTTGGTTTCGATCTTATTGAATCTAATCCCATAAACGACCTCAGTGGATTTGGCTTCGATCTGTTTCAGGACCGTATCAACCTTCATAAGGTTAGCCATAAGACCATCGCCTCCGAAAAGCAGACGGGTATCCGATCCGCTATTGCCCTGGAATATTGACTGGTTCCAGTCTACGAAAGTTGCATTATCAATGGTGCGGTCTGCTCCACCGGTGCCATACTCGAGAGATTTGGTTATATACCTGGTTGCTCCTCCGGTAGTGTACCTTTCTTTAGCATTGGTATTATCTGAGAATTTTGATTTAACACCAAAGAGGAAACTAAATTCCATGGTTGCTCTCATATCATAGATATTCTGAGCTTCGTAATCACTGAATCCCCAATCAACTTCCTTTTCGTGTATTTTCTGGAATGTTGATTCCTCAACCTGTGCCATGAAGATCTGCAGATAGTTTTCTGCCTTAACAGGTATGATAGCATACGGAGATGTCTGAGCATCGAGTTCATGCTTACAAGCTCCACATCTGACCATTCTGGCATCTTTAGGAATACCAGCAACAGGGAGAATCATTTCTCCTGCGGTATTACCTGATCCGGCTTCTCCGTTAAGAGGCTGTATTTTGACTGTCTGTGCAGATACATTCTTGCTTATGATAAAACAAACAAGGTCCAGACCATCAACACCGGTTACACCATTAAACATAACGGTATCATCAGCTGACCACATCGAGATATTATTTACTTTCAGATCAGCAACAAGAGCACCATCTCCCTGTGATACATAGGCTGTGTTAACCGTATCATAGAACGGACGGCTGTCAACAGCATAATACTCAGACACGAATGATTTACAATCCACCTGTGTAGGTATCTGCCTCATGATAGTATCAAGAGGAGTTGCAGCAGGTTTCATTTGAGTAATCTTTTTGCTGATATAATTTTTATCCAGGTCAGGGGATCCTGTTTTTACACCTTCCACGGTGACCGGATCAGCCTGGATAACAGCACCCGTAAGGGCATAGATGACAGTGCCACCAAATGCCAGAACGGTAGAAAAACATGCAAGGGCAGCCATTATAAAGAACAGCCCGAACACGTTTGCAGCGATTTTAAATAAATTTATTCTCTTCATTTCTCTTTTTTTGATTGTTAATATTTATCCCTTCTTAAAGGGCCCTCCTTTTACTTGTTCGCTCTAAGAGCCCGTCTATGTAGTTCGGTTCCGGCTTGTTTGCCTGGGGTGCTACTGACGATCCTCCTATTTTGGGAAGTCCGTCTCCCTTAGGTTTAGCTGCCTCTTTCTGAGCGACAATATTTTTATTCTTTCCAGCCAGTTCTCCTTGTTCCCTGGCTGTAGTAATGTCATTATCATAATCCCATGCTTTCTTTATGGTCATAAGCACATCTTTGCTTATTTTCCCACTGTTGATATCAGCGAGCATGGAATCAAAGCGGGCAAGGAACTTACCAGCAGACTCGTCATCCATGTCGTTCTCCTTTGCAAACTCCTCAATGGCTTGCTGTGAGAACTCAAGATTCTTTGCATACTCTTCCTGCTTTGCCTTGCGCTTATTAAGACTTTCCTCCCTTGTGGCTTTGTTTTTGTTCCATCCCTCAAAGTCTGGATCTCCCTCAACAGCCGTAAGATCTTCAGGGGACATGTGACGGGCAAGAGCTTCACGGAACGTTGCTCCGTTGATCATATCTCTCACTACATCTCCGACCTGTGGTTCTGATTCAAAGAGAGCAATGAGCTTCTGATTTGCCATTGTTCCACGTTCCTTATACCCTTCAAGTTCATCCAGGTATTCTTCCATTCCCTTGTCGTAATCCTCATCACTTTTAAATTCCCGGTCAGGAAAAGCCCTGGCGAGACGTTCAGCATACTTGTTCTTCGAGGTTTCTTCTGCGGGAATTCCTTCTTCCGGTACGAGAGCTTCTCCTTCCTGAGCCTCCGGTTCTGCTTCAGCAGTTTCGGCAGGAGCTTCCTCTTTCGTTTCGACAGGCTTCTCTACCGGCGTTTTAACTTCTTTTTTTTCTTCTTCAGCCATAACTATATCTTGTTAATAACACGTAAAAGTTTACGTAATAGTCAGGCTGCAAAATATGTATAATGTTGATAAACTAATGGTTTAATAGGACTAAATAGTGGGTTATTATCCCTATATTTACGGACAAATTTACGTATCTATGAAAGTCAAACGTCAATCAAAAGCTGATGAAAGACATGAGCTAATTATGATAGCATACGATAATTTGATTAAAGAACTTGGTGAATCAGCCCGTCAAATAAAGAAGAGGTCTTTATATGATGAAGTAGCTGATCGTGTACATTATTCCTCAGATCATGTCCGAAAAGTCATAAACAGAATTCTTAGCAACAGACCGGCAGAAAGATGACCGAAAAAGAGATTACCGGAATAATCGAGGAGAATAACCGGAGAAAGGCGGTAATTGAATCTCCTTATAATCCTGTGACAGGTGAGGGATCTCCTATTGAGAGATTCAAACTAAGTTACTTTGGAGGGGGACAGTTATGGACTTATTCTGTCCCCATCCAAATGTACAAGGAGAATAAGCCGGTATTGGATGCACTCATAGAAACCGGCTCAATAGAGGACCTTTTAAAGTTAAAAGGTATCAATCCTACGCCTCTGGCAGTATCCGGATTCATTAATGAGCTTACAGAACTCAGGTTCAAATACGATTTTGAATTTTGGGCATACCTGGCAGCACGTATCCAGGACAAGTCAACAAAGAGGATAATCCCCTTTAAGCTCAACAAGCCTCAATTAAAAACTCTTGTCGAGCTTGAAAAGATGAGAGTGGCAGGGGAACCGATCCGGACAATCATTCTAAAGGCAAGACAATGGGGAGGATCAACACTCATCCAGATATACATGGCCTGGATCCAGATAATTCATAAGAAAAACTGGCACTCTGTCATTGTTGCAGACGTGGAGGATCAGGCCCGTAACATTCGTGGTATGTACTCACGTTTTGCAAAAGAATACCCTGATGTCTTTGGCAAGATAGAACTGGTCCCATTTGAGGGATCTGCAAAAAACCGGATGATCGTTGGGCGAAACTGCATTGTAGGTGTAGGATCCGCTCAAAAACCCGAAAGCCTCCGGTCTTATGACTTCGCTATGGCGCATTTAAGCGAGGTTGGAAGCTGGAAAACAACACTACAGAAATCACCTGAAGATCTTGCTCAGAGCATACGTGCATCAATCCCTGATGTTCCTTATTCCCTTGAAGTGGTTGAATCAACCGCAAAGGGTGTAGGTAATTTCTTTCACAGGGAGTGGCTTGCTGCGGTAAATAAGGAAAGTTCCTATAAGCCAATATTCATACCATGGTTTGAGATACCCAGATATCAGAAGCCTTTAAAATCACATAAGCAATTCATAAGAGAGAATTTTGATAATGAGTATGTCCGGTTTCTCTGGAACCTGGGAGCCACACTTGAAGGGATCCACTGGTATATAAGATTTAAGAAGGGAAAGAATTACAGCGATTGGCGAATGAACAATGAATTTCCTTCAACTGCCACTGAGGCTTTCGCCAGCTCTGATATGAGGGTATTTAATCCTAAGTATATTCTTCGAGCCCGGGAGAGCTGTATTGATCCGGAATTCATCGGAGACATATCTGCCAAGTCACAAAAAGGGAAGGAAGCTTTTGAAAGAATTGAATTTGTGTCCAATTCAAAGGGGAACTTCTTTATATGGAGCAAACCCGATAAATCAATAAATGTCTCAGACCGGTACGTTGTATCGGTTGATATCGGAGGCCGGACAGATAATTCAGACTATTCAGTAATCAAGGTTATTGACCGGTACTGGATGATTTACGGGGGAGGGCCGGAGACAGTTTCTACATGGCGAGGGCATTGCTTTATCCCAGGAACCCTTATATACACATCTGAAGGATTTAAAAAGATTGAAGATGTGAATATTGGAGATCTTGTATGGACTCATAAAAACAGATTTAGAAAAGTTTTAAAGACTTATAAGAATGAGTATGAGGGCGAGATTCTATCTATACGATCTCAAGGCAATTATGAAACCGTAACCTGTACACCTGAGCATCCATTTTTCAGTAATAAAGTAACACAAGATGTTGTTAAATCACCGTGGAAGCCAAATCGTCATCAATACCATAAAAAAGAATTTATAGGTGAACCTGAT